TCTACACCCGCACCGTCACCGGTGCGACCGTGGCCGGCGGCTCGACCATCACCCTGGCCGAGGGCGAGAGCGTGACCATCGAGGCCGCGCCGGCGGCCGGCTCGTACTTCGCGACCAGCGAGAACAGCTGGACCTTCGCGAACGAGGGCTGAGCTCGAACGTCAAGCTAGGAGGCTAGATGCGGTTCTTTGGCGGAGTCGGCTTCGGCTTCCCTGAGGAAAAGCGCGCCGGAGTCTGGGATGACCGGATCGAGGAGCGCAACTACTACGGGAACGTCGTGCAAAATCTGCTTACACAGTCGCTTGGTGACAACGTTCTCCCTGAGAGCAGCTTCCAGACGACTATCAGTGTTGTGGCAGATGCCTATGCGCTGGAGAACTTCATGGCCATCAAGTACGTGAGGTGGGCGGGGTCTTTGTGGACGGTGAGATCCGTCAATGTTACGCAGAGACCCCGCCTCCTCCTGATGCTTGGGGAGGTGTACCGTGGGCCAACCCCAGACCCAGGAACTTCTTGAGTCGGTACTCGGAAGCAGGAACGTCTACTTCCAGCCTCCCGAAAACGTCGTGATGCAGTACCCCTGCATCGTGTACGGCCGTGATGGCGCCTTCCGCATATTTGCCGACAACACTGGTTACCGCCGCGTCGAACGTTGGCAGGTAACCGTCATCGATCGAGATCCGGACAACCCGGCGATCGAAAAGCTAGGTCTGATGCCCGGAAGCTCCGACGTTGTTCGGAGTTTCGTGGTGGATGGCCTTCACCATGACGTATTCGAGCTCTATCACTGAAAGGAACCCAGATGACTCGACTCACTTGGGATGGCACCGGAAACCGGGAGTACGAGACCGGCGTCGACCACGGCGTTCTCTACATCCCGTCCGGTGGCACCTACAGCACCGGCGTGGCGTGGAACGGTCTCTCGACCGTCACGGAGACGCCCTCCGGCGCGGAGGCCAACCCGGTCTACGCGGACAACATCAAGTACCTCAACCTCCTCTCCGTCGAGGAGTTCGGCGGTACCATCGAGGCCTACACCTACCCGGACGAGTTCACTCAGTTCGACGGTGGCGTGGTCCTCAACGGCGGTGTGCGCATCGGCCAGCAGAACCGTCCCCCGTTCGGTCTGTGCTACCGGACCCGCGTCGGCAACGACGTCGAGGGTGACGACTTCGGCTACAAGCTGCACCTCGTCTACGGTGCTCAGGCGTCTCCCTCGGAGCGCGCCTACGCGTCGGTCAACGACTCCCCCGAGGCCATCGCGTTCTCGTGGGAGTTCAGCACCACGCCGGTCGCGGTCACCGGGCACAAGCCCACCTCGCTGGTCACCATCGACAGCACCAAGGTGGACCCGGACGACCTGGCCGCGCTGGAGCTGATCCTCTACGGTTCGACGGGCGTGAACCCGCGCCTGCCGCTTCCCGACGAGGTCGTCGCGCTGTTCTCGGGCACCGCCACGGCGGTCACCCCGACGACTCCGACCTTCGCCAACAACACCATCACCATCCCGAACGACGCCGACACGGTGTACTACGTCGACGGCGAGCCCGTCACGGGTACCGTCGCGGTCGACCCCGGCGAGACGGTGTTCGTCACCGCTCAGCCGGCCCCCGGTGGCTACTTCTCCGAGGGTGTCGACAACGACTGGTCGTTCACCGGCGTCTGATCGATCTGAAGAAAGGAGGACCAGAGAGTGCTCAGCCTAGAGGTTCAAGGGACCAAGCTCGAGTTCGAGCACTCTCTGGTCTCTCTGTCAAAATGGGAGTCAATCCACGAGAAGCCGTTCTTCTCTTGGAAGAAGGACGACACAAAGACACAAGAAGAGATGATCAGCTACTTCGAGGAGATGCTAATCTCCCCGGCTGGTCGCACAGACCTTGTCTCTTTGCTCGCTCCCGAGCAGCAAGTGGCGCTTGTTGAGTACATCAACTCAGAGCGCACCGCAACCACCGTTCGTGAAGTTCAGCAAAAGCCCGGTCCCAAAGAGAACGTGACCTCGGAGCTCATCTACTACTGGATGATCAGCTTCGAGATCGATTGGGAAGCCCAGCACTGGCATCTCAACCGACTCATGACTCTAATCCGCATCTGCAGCGTCAAGAACAGCAAGCCGCAGAAGCAGCCGGCCAGCAGCACCGCTGCCAAGTACCGAGAGTTGAACGAGGCGCGCAAGAAGAAGCTTGGCACCTCCGGCTGAAAGGAGAGTTCATGACACGAATCAAGTGGCACATGGAAGAGGACATGCAGGTCCAGGCAGGCTTGGATCGTGGTGTGCTCTACCCAGCCAACGGCAAGGCAGTTCCGTGGAACGGGCTCGTCAGCGTCAACGAGAGCGGGTCTCAGCAGACCTCCACTTACTACGTCGACGGTCGCCGGTTCCTCACCACCGTAACTCCGAGGGAGTACTCGGCCACCATCTCGGCCGTAACCTTCCCCGATGAGTTCGCGGAGATCTGCGGCATCACCGAGGCAGCCGACGGTCTGTTCCTCGACTCGCAGGTTCCCGATCAGTTCGGTCTCTGCTACCGGACTCTGTACGGAGACGGCAAGCACTACAAGCTCCACCTTCTCTATGGAGTCACCGCAGCCATGTCCGACGTCCAGTACGAGACGCTCGACTCGAGCGGCACCGACCCGACTCCCTTCGAGTTCGAGATCTCTGCCATCCCGCAGCCCATCGAGGGTTATCGACCGACGGCTCACGTGATCATCGACTCGAGGAACCTGAGCCTTACCACGCTTCAGAACATCGAGAACATGGTCTACGGGACCTACGGCGTGGAGGCATATTTGCCGACCATCCAGACCCTCTTCGACATGATGAACTACGGCGACATCGTGGTCATCCGAGACAACGGGGACGGGACCTGGGAAGCCGAGGGCTCGTACAAGTACATCAACGTAGACGAGGACGGCGTGTTCTCTATCGACAACGTCACGGTTGACGACCACGGCGACGGCACCTACGACGTCGCGTCCACGAACGAGACGATCGTTTAGAAGGGAGCAGCATGATCAGAGTTACGGCATCTGGCTCAACGGCCAAGATGGACAAATTCCTGGCCAACGCGGCCAAGACCAACACCATCGAAAGCCGTATTCGTGGAGTCTGCGAAGCCGGTGTTCGTGCTCTGGCTGCTGCTACCCCCGCCGACTCTGGCGCAACCGCTGCCGCCTGGTCTTTCGAGATCGTGAACAAGGGCGGCACGATCGAGATCTACTGGACCAACTCGCATCAGAACGACGGTGCGTACATCGCTGTGCTTATCCAGTACGGCCATGGAACTGGAACCGGGGGCTACGTCCCAGGACGTGACTTCATCAACCCGGCCATCCGCCCGATATTTGACCAGATCGCAGACAACGCATGGAAGGCGGTGACTTCGGCATGAGCAGTGTTGACGAGCGAATCGTCCAGATGAAGATTGACAACAAGCAGTTCCTGCCCGGCGTGAAGGCATCGCAGACCGCTCTCGGCAATCTGAACAAGGCCGTCGACAGCGCCGGCAAGGGCAAGGGCATGACCGGCCTGGGCAACGCGGTTGACGGAGTCAAGCACAAGTTCAGCCTTCTGAATGCCGCTGCTGTTACTGCGGTCGCGACGATCACCAACAAGCTGGTCAACGCGGGTCTGCACATGGTCAAGAGCTTGGCTATTGACCCAATCCTGCAGGGCTACCGTGAGTACACCACGAACCTGAAGGCCGTCCAGACCATCATCGCCAACACCGGCGCTAAGGTCGGAACGGTCAACAAGTACCTGAGCGAGCTCAACCGATATTCCGACCAGACCATCTACAACTTCAGCGAGATGGCCAAGAACATCGGTACGTTCACCGCGGCGGGTGTCGGCTTGAAGGACGCGACCTCCTCGATCAAGGGCATTGCGAACGTTGCGGCCTTGTCTGGGTCGTCCGCGCAGCAGGCCTCCGGGGCGATGTACCAGCTTTCGCAGGCGATCGCTGCCGGCAAGGTTGGTGCTCAGGACTGGAACTCGGTCGTGAACGCAGGTATGGCGGGTAAGCAGCTTCAATCTGCACTTGCCAGGACCGCGATCGCTATGGGCGAGCTCAACGCGAACCAGGTCAAGGGCTGGAAGTCCGGCAAGGCGCTGAAGGTCAACATGGCGAGCTTCAAGACCTCGATCATGTCCCTTCCGGGTCAGCAGTCCTGGCTCACGTCAGGTGTTCTGGTCAAGGGTCTGGCGGCTCTGGACGGTCGTTTCTCGAAGGCTGCTCTTAGCCAGGAGAAGCTTGCGAACGGAACTCTGAAGTACAAGAACGCTCAGGAAGTCGAGATGGCGGTTCGAAAGAACCGACTCGCGATGGAGAAGCAGGGTGTCAAGTACTCGGACGCGCAGTTCAAGGACATGATGAAGATGTCCGACGCTGCGTTCAAGTCGGCACAGACGATCAAGGACGCAGGTCAGCTCTTGGATGTCGTCCGGGAGTCGATCGGCTCTGGCTGGGCCGCGATCTTCCAGAACCTGTTTGGAAACGCCAAGGAGGCTTCGAAGCTGTGGACCGCGGTGGGCACCAGCATCACCAACGTCATCTCTTCGGTGTTCTACCACATCAACTCCGCTCTCGCGGGTTGGAAGAAGCTTGGTGGCTACCAGGCTTTGTGGAAGGGCTTTGGAAACATCTTCCAGGCTCTGGGGAACATCATCCATCCCTTCGTGGAAGCTCTGGGAAACATATTCCCCTCCGCGGGGAAGGCTGGCTCGGGCCTGGCGGCTATCTCGAAGGGATTCGAGAAGGTCACCGGATGGTTCGAGAAGTTCACCGAGGGAGCAGCAGGACTCGGAGCACCGCTCAACATCGTGGCGCAGCTCTTCGGAGTCGTGCTTCACATTGCTATGGGCGTGATCAAGTACTTTGCCGCGCTCCTGCCTTTGGCTACTCCAATCATCAAGGGCATTGGCGACCTTGCGCTGGAAGTTTCCAACGTGGTTACCGCCTTCCTGAAGTGGGCCGATGTCGGAAGCAAGATCGATGGGCTGTTCCAGCACATCATCGACGGACGGCAGAAGGCTCTGGGTCCGCTCACAGAGACCATCGGTGCGATCATCGCTGCCTTCGGACAGCTCGTTCACGGGGATTTCTCGGGCTTCAAGGCCCAGTTCCAGGACGCTCTGTCGTTCCTGGCTCCTTACGGAACGATGATCTCGGACCTCATGACGAGGATCAAGGGCGGGTTCGATGGCCTCGCTTCAAGCGGAGGCATCGTTGGCAAGATCGCGACGACTCTGGCCAACGCTGCGGACAAGGTCAGGACTTTCGCGACCAGCGTCGGGGACATGTTCTCGTCCTTCAAGAACGGAAGCGCCAGCGCTGCCGAAGCTAGCACCACCAAGCTGGCCGATGCCACAGGCAAGCTCAGCGACGGTGGAACCAAGATGGTGTCGATCCTGAAGACCATGGGAAGCATCATCGGCACGGTAGCTTCGGCTATTGGAAAGGGCATCCAGTACGTCTGGGACACCATCTCCAACGCCGTAAGCGG